GGTAAATGCCAACGCCAAGAACAGGGAGATACGGGAAAAGGCGGAAGCATGGGAAGCGAACATCAAGCGTCAGAACGAAAAATTCAAGGATGCACAGGAGCGGACGCTTGACGCAAAAAAACGGCTCGAACGCGCCGAAGCCGCAGGGAAAGAACAATACCACATTATCTGCAACATGAAAGAGGATTACAAGAAAGCTATCGAGGCTTCCGAAAATCTCAAGGACGAGGACACATCGGAACTCAAGACCAAGTTGGCCGAGATTGATGCCATGAATGCCCGGATCCGCCAGAACCTTGAACGCGACAAGGCATTTGAGGATGTTGCCACCCATCACGAAGAATATACGAGCCTTCAACACCAGATCGAGGACATCCGGGACAAGAAACAGGCGCTCCTGAATGACGCTCACATGCCCTTGGAAGAACTTTCAGTCGAGAACAGCATCCTTACCTATAAGGGTCACGCCTGGGACTGCATGAGCCACGCAGAGCAGCTTGTGGCCGCCACGGCTATTTGTCAGGCAATCAATCCTAACATGGGATTTGTCCTGATAGATAAACTCGAATCCATGGACTTGAAAACGCTGAACGAATTCGGGGCATGGTTGGAAAAGGAGGAATTGCAAGCCATTACCACGCGGGTCAGTAAAGGGTCAGAGAATTCGGTCATAATTGAGGACGGCCTGGTGGTAGGACGAGTGCCGGAAATAGAAGCAGAAACAGTCAAGTTCGATTAACAAGGAGAACGAAAATGGAACATTTAGATTTTGTAATATGGATAATTGCGTGGCCGTATATTTTTGTAAACATCAGTTGGAAAACGGAAAATGCGCGGGTTATATGGAGGGTAATCTCAATAATTCTATGGATAGCAATCGCAATCTTGGTTTGGTAATAAAACCGTAAAACAGAAAGGGAAAGTGATGAAGCTCACATCAGGTAAAATTCAGAAACCGCAACGCATCGTAATCCACGGACCGGAGGGGATCGGCAAGTCAACGCTCGCCAATCAATTTCCAGCGCCGGTGTTCATTGACACCGAGGGGTCGACGAACTCGATGAAGGATGTAAAGCGGATGGAATGCAGGTCATGGCAAGACATCCTTGATGCCGTAAAATGGCTCAAGACCCAGAAGCACAGTTTCAAAACCGCCGTATTCGATACCGCGGACTGGGCCGAACGCTTTTGCGTGCAGTTCCTTTGCGCCAGAGACAACAAGACCAGCATAGAGGGCTGGGGCTACGGGAAAGGATATACGTTCCTGTCGGAAGAATTCGGACGGCTCCTTGCTTCTTTGGATGCCCTGATCGACTCCGGGATGCACATTATCTTTGTCGCTCATACAAGCGTCAAAAAGATGGAACTCCCCGACCAGGAAGGCAGCTTTGACCACTACGAGCTAAAGTGTTCCCGGCAAACATCGCCGCTCTTGAAGGAATGGGCTGACGCGCTTCTGTTTGTGAATTACAAGGTCATCGTGACAACCGACGAAGATAAACGCACCAAGGCTGTCGGTGGTCGCAAGCGTATTATTCACACCCAGCACACGGCGGCCTATGACGCCAAGAACCGATGGGAACTGCCCGACCAGATTCCGTTTGCGTTGCCGTTTGACTTTGGTGTGTTTGCCAAGGTCTTAGGCGAAAACACCAGCAAGCCGGTGGTCGAGGTAGCTGCCCCGGCACCAGTCCGTCCGGGTGTGGACAAGATGCTCGCAACCGGACAGGCGACACGGGTGCCGCTGGCGCCCGAGTCTAAGCCCAAGCCCAAGCCCGACAAAGTAGAACCAACAAAGACGGCGCCCGAAGATGTCCCGCCGAACCTGTTGAAACTCATGGTTGCGGACAAGATATTCGCCGTCGAACTCAAGGCGTATTGTGAAGAGAAATCATTCATACCGAAAGGGGGGAAGCTGACCGAAATTCCGCTGAAAATACTGGGGCAAATGGTCCTGGTATCGAACTGGGCCAAGGTTGTCGAGAAGGTCAAAGCGGCAAGGGCGTAAAACAGCAACGTAAACCAAAAGGAGATAATCATGAAAGATTGGGATAGTCCAGCGGATGTAGACGATACCGGCGGAAGCGTAGTGCTTCCTAATGGCGAGTATCGGTTTGCGGTTAAGTCGATGTCCAAGGAAACATCAAAGGGTGCCAAAACTGCCGGGGCTCATCAAGCGTCATTGGTCTTGATGATGTACGACAAAAACGACGAAAACTACGAGAACAGAATCGGCACGGGATACGATCGGTTGACCCTGCACGATACCACTTGGGGGATGGTGTGCGCGTTTTTCCGTGCCACCGGAGATCGTAAACACGGAGAGTCCGTCGTTCCCAAGTGGGATGAGGTTGCCGGGGCTTCCGGAAGAGCGGTGTTTTATCAGGACACGTACAACGGCAAGACCTCGATGAAGGTTAAGAATTACCTGTTCCCGGACGAGGTACCTGCCGAGCCCACCGAACCGACCGAACCCACGGCGCCGGCCGACTTCGGCTAACATCAGACAATCAGGGGCGGCTATCGGATTGCGACCTCCTAACGTGTATCCCTCCACGTTCCCGCGTCCGATAGTCCGCCCATGGGGGGAGGGGAATATGTACCCAGATATTTGTTTGTGTCCTAAATGCGGCATACCCTGCAAGACGGATCATTGCCCTAAATGCAATCGCAAGGTTACATGTGATTCAATCAAACCAAGGCGAGAAAAAGACCTTGTTGATTTGTTTACGCAAAGCAGATTTGAGTTTAGAGGAATAAAAATCGAGTCAGCATTGGAATTGATGACCAACGGATGTTGCGGGGATTAAATGAATTTACGTCCATATCAACTTGAAGCGATGGAGTCCGTTTACAATAAGTGGAAAGAACACCGCAAGGTTCTGGTTGCGTGTCCAACGGGTAGCGGAAAAACCATAATCTTTTCCCATATCGCCGCAAGGGAAAAATCAGCAGGCAATTACACGCTTATAACCTGTCATCGCGACGAACTTATTAAGCAGGCAGTAGATAAACTTCAAAAATCTACTGGCTCTGGATGTGCCATTGAAAAGGCCGATGTTACGTCAATCAGGTCGGGTGAACCGATTGTGGTTGGCAGCATCCAAACCATGATGCGTCAATCCAGACTTGAAAAGTTCCCGCCAAATTTCTTCCAAACAATAATTGTCGATGAAGGACATCACGCGCTTTCCGAGTCTTGGCAGCGAGTCCTAAATTATTTTCCACAAGCCAGAATAGTGGCTTTTACCGCCACCCCCGACCGCGGCGACCGCAAGAACCTGGGCAAATACTTTGACGCCCTGGCCTACGAATACAGTCTACGCCAGGCCATTACTGACGGATGGTTATGCCGGATAGTAGCCAAGACCCATCCACTCAAGATCGACCTGTCCGGGGTCAGGATAACTTCGGGGGATTACAACGAGGGCGACTTGGGGAACGCCCTCGACCCCTACCTGCCCCGGATTGCCGAAGCCATACCCAAAGACCGCAAGACGCTGATCTTCACTCCGCTGTGCATTACGGCAAAGAAACTCCAAGCCATCTTGTGCGAGCAAGGGCGCCGGGCCTATTATGCCAGCGGCGAGGACCGGAGCCAGGTGGCGGCATGGGAAAAGGATGGTAAAGGAGCCATCATGCTCAACAGCCAGTTGTTTAACGAGGGTTACGACCATTCATTAATCGATTGCGTTGTTGTTTTGCGGGCTACGAAGTCCAGGCCGTACTTTGCCCAGATGATCGGACGCGGAACACGGATATGGCCCGGCAAGGACAATCTCTTGATACTTGATTTCTTGTGGCAGACTACAAAACACGATCTCTGTCGTCCATGCAATCTGATAGCCGAATCCCCGGAAGTGGCCGAGAAGATGCAGAAGCGGCAGGAAGAATCATCCGAGCCGATGGACTTGGAAGACCTGGAAACATCTGCCAAGCGTGACGTAATCCGTGAACGCGAGGAAGCCCTGGCGCGCGAACTCCGGTCACAACGACACAAGGAGTCACGGTTGATAGATCCGCTATCGTATGCAGTCATGGTAAAAAATGAAGGACTTGCGGACTACGAGCCTGTATTCGCGTGGGAAGAACAGGCGCCGTCACCCAATCAGTTACAACTTATCAAGCGGTTCGGCATAAATCCCGCCAAGGTCAAAAGCAAAGGTCATGCTAAATACCTGTTGGATTCCATTATTGGCCGGAGCAGGAAGAAGCTAGCCACCCCGGGGCAAACCAGAACACTCAATGATGCCGGCTACTGGACGACTGATATGACCAAGACCAGGGCTAACGAATTACTGACGGAGCTTTCAAGTAACTACTGGCGGATAAAGTTTTGATAACAAATGAAAGGAGGTGATACCGATGGCAAAAGGAAGTAAAGGTGGCGGCAGAGGTAACGGCGCGTGTGGCGGAACCCCGCGACGCGATGGAAGTGGTGGTGGAACAGGAAACCGCGGAACCCCGCGACAGCCGAAAAGGAAACGCTAAGACCAGAAGACAACCCCGCTCGCCAATCATGGGAGCGGGGAACGGAACCGACATGCCCGAATACAAAGACCACGAATTTTTCGAACAAGTTGACGACAGCCCGCGCCATCAGAAATTGGACGGCGCATTCTGGCAACTGAGTCCTGAGGATTGGGCGGCAGAGGAAAGGCATTGGAATCTGGTGCGTGGTGTGGCGGTGGAAGGAAGTAAACAATGAAGCATATCGTATCATTTTCAGGTGGCAAGGATTCCACGGCCATGCTCCATAAGCTGATCGAGCAGGGCGTTAAGATCGATAAGGTGGTTTGTTTTGAGTGTGAGTGGGACTTCCCGCAAATGGAAAAGCACCTAAAACTTGTGGAGGATAAAACAGGATTACAAATAGTCAAGGTGCGTTATTACCGTCATTTTAATGAGCAACTGGCTTGCTGGGGCTGGCCAAAATCTTCCGGGGGATGGTGTACGGCATGCAAACATCGGACTTGTCTCAAATATATTCGCGGGATTAAAGGCGACAAAACGGAGTATATCGGATTTTCTGCCGACGAAGTTAAACGAACGCAAACAGGCTGGATGTTAAACCGTAGATGGCCGGTGAAGTTTCCGTTGATCGAATTAGGGTGGGGAG